GGATAGCGGGTTTTTCATTTTAAATCAATCAAAAGGCATTTATGATCAAACCAAAGAAAGTGAAAAAATCTTCTAATAGAGTATCTGCATTAAATTTTGAATTACAAACTATTCAACCAAAAACAGATAATCAACAGCGAGTATTTGATTATTATAATGAAGGTAAAAATTTAGTTTTATATGGTAGCGCAGGTTCCGGTAAAAGTTTTTTAAGTTTATATCTAGGGATAAAAGAAATGCTAGATATAGGAACTTTTAATAAAATTGTAATTTTACGTTCAGCCGTTGCCAGCAGAGATCTTGGGTTCCTTCCTGGAACTGAACGAGAAAAAATTTCCGTGTATGAAGCTCCATATAGATCTATTATTAATGACTTATTTGGTAGAGATGATGCTTATGATATACTTAAACAAAAAGATATTATAGAATTTGAATCAACATCATTTTTGAGGGGGATGACGTATTCTAATTGTTTAATATTTGTTGATGAAATAGAAAATATGGCTTTTCATGAATTAAATACTATTTTTACTCGTATTGGTGAAGGTACTAAAATAATTTTTGCAGGGGATATTAAACAGTGCGATTTAAATGAACGTAAAGAAACAAGCGGTATGAAAGATTTCTTAGATATAATGAAAAAGCTTGACGAATTCGGTTTAGTAGAGTTTACTATGGATGACTGTGTTCGTTCAGGACTAGTCAAGAATTACTTAATCGCTAAAGAATCTCTAGGATTGTGATATAAATAATTTTATTTTTAATAATCTGGCAAAAATATGAAAACATTTAAACAATATACAATATACAAAAGATAAAACTAAACGTACTTTTTTATATGATAGCTTACCAAATACTCATGGATCGCATACATTAGATAATGAACACAAAAAAGTTTATAATTCTATTAAATTAAAACGTAAAAAATTAATAGAATATACTGAAAATACTAAACATGTTGGGGATTGGATAGATGAAAACGATAATCCGCATTTAGGATCAAATCAAGAATCTGGTGGCGAACATCCGCAAATGGAAAAATTGCATGAATTGCATGGGGAACCTTCTCATAAAGATTCCGATGCTAGAGAAGCTTTAGAAAATTATACGAGTGATAGTAGAGAATTAAATAAATCTTTGATGAATGGTACTACAAATACAAGTAATATTTCTTTAGAACACTTAAAACAAAATTTCACTCCAGCAAAAACTAAATTTAAAACTTATTCTGGAATAGGTTACGATTTAGAAAATGTAAAACCTGTAGGTAAAAGCCCTAACGGTAATAATGTATATCATTCTTCATGCTTTACTTCTTCTTCAATTTCAAAACCTGTTGCATACGATTTCGGTATGAGTCATGAACAAATGAAGAGAACAAAACATACAAATGTTATTGAACATGAAGTAAATCCTGGTGACAGTGTGTGTATTGCAGGTAATCACAGTATGGGTCCAGAGGAACGAGAAATAATTCATCCAAATGATACTCATTATGAACATACAGGTACGACACATTTAACAGATGATGATGGCGAAACTATTGCACATATACATCATTTTAAACGAATAAATTTTAAACCTAATCCATATAATTAAAAAATGAATTTTCGTCATGTATCAGTTGAATTAATAACGTATCCACGAGTAAATATAGATGGAAAACGCCATTACCAAATAGGTCATCAATGTTTTCCATCTATAACAACTGTATTGGGTTCTACATCAGATAAATCTTATCTAAAAGAATGGCGTGACAGAATAGGTCATGATGCTGCAGATAAAATTACCAACAATTCTGCTAAACGTGGAACCAACTTACATCAAATGGGTGAAGACTATCTCAACAATAAACCGCTATCCTGTAAGATGCCGGATGCTCTTGAGATGTTTTATTCCCTAAAACCTATTTTACATAGAATTAATAATATCCATGCTCAAGAAGCTTGCCTATACAGCGATAAATTACAGATAGCAGGTAGCGTTGATTGTATTGCAGAATTTGATGGAGTTTTATCTGTAATTGATTTTAAAAATGCTAGACGATCAAAAACTGAAGAAAATATACACGATTACTTTCTTCAGGAAACTTTTTATTCATTAGCATATATGGAAATGACTGGAATTACCATAAAACAGATTGTAACAATTATAGCTGTAGAAGATGATAAACCTCAAGTTTTCGTTAAACCAATTAGACCGTATATTAAAGATTTAATTGAACGTAGAAAACAGTTTGAACAAATTGCTTGACTTTTTGACAGTTTTAGGTTAGACTATATACTTAATGATATAAATACTCTTTATATCATGATTTTGTGAGTCAATTTTAAACAAATTAGTAGCTTTTCAAAAAGAAAAAGTCCTAATTCATAATTAGAAATATTCTGCTGTAGATTATTTGAATATTTCTCAAGGAGAAAACAAAGATGTATTCAATTACGAAAGCGATTATTCTTGCTATTATAATATCAATAATACCTACAGCGAGTTTCGCAAAACAAGTAAATAAAGAATCAGAAAAAATATGTTTGGCTAAAGTCATTTACCACGAAGCAAAAGGTGAACCAATTGTTGGTAAAAAAGGTGTAGCTAAAGTGGTCTTAAATCGAACAAATCATAAAAAATTCCCCAAAACAATTTGCGGTGTTGTAAATCAAATAGATTTCGACAATGGTAAGAAATTATGTCAATTTTCATGGGTTTGTTCCAGAAAAACTAAAATTAAATATAATAGCGATTCCTGGGAAGATAGTTTAGATTTATCTGACGCTATTTTAAATAAACGAGTTTCTTTACCTAATTTTAGTCCTGATGTTTTATTTTTTAAAAGTACACATTCAAGATATAGGTGGGGTAAAGAATATAAATTAGCCGCACGGCTTGGTCAATCAAATTTTTACGAAAAAAAGAGTGTTTAATGGAAAACTTTGATAAAATACACGAATTCTCTAATATTATATTTAATAGAGTTAATATACATAAACTTGAATATGTTGATGCTATAGTTAGTTATTGTGAAGAAAAAGATCTAGAAATAGATTCTATTATTTCATTAATATCGCCTGCACTTAAAAGTAAAATGGAAGAAGAAGCTATTGCTCTTAGATTAGTAAAAACTTCAACTGCTCGCTTTACTTTTTAAGCTGTATAGTATATAATATGATTTTTGAGTTCGGTGATATGAATGTCTGCTTATATGTGTTGCTGTTTGTATAGAGCATTGAAATTACACTTTACTACAGAGTATGATTTCAATAAATATCGCGGTAAAGTAAAATATACTGTTGATCAATTTAATAAAAATAAGCATAAATATGTTTATGAAAAATTAGCCAAGAAATATTCAGATGATGAATTAAAAAAGTTTTTCTTGGCTAATTTTCTCAAAAATGAAACTGTATGGGTTCAAGATTTATTATCTCATGAAGCGTATGAAAATTATGTTGAGTATAATAAAAAACAACAATCTTTATCGTATATTTTTGAAAGTGATTTATTAAATATTTTTAGTGAAGAAAATCATAAAAAACTGTTTACAACAAAATCAAACGATTTTCCTAGTTTATTGACTAAATTACTAAGAAATGAAGTTTGTACGGAAACGGTTATTATTATGAATGAGTTTATGGATTTTCTTCCTAAATGGGAGAAAAATATCAAGGATGATTTTATATGGCCGAGAGTTAAACATAAAATGTTTAAATACAGGTCTTTTTTAGAGTATGATCACAGTAAATTTAAAAAAACTTTAATTAATACAATTAAAGAATTTGCTGAATGAAATAAATTGTTATACTATTGTATATACGTTGTTTAAATTAATTGTTAATAAGGTGTTAAATATATATGGACTTTTCAAAATTAAAAAAATCTTCTGGTTCTAATTTAGAAAAAATGGCAAAAGCTGTTGAATCTATGGCTTCCAATAATCAAAATAATGATGCTGATGAATATTGGAAATGTGAACTAGACAAATCTGGTAATGGCTACTCAATTATCAGGTTTCTTCCTACACCTCCTCAAGATGTTGAATCCGATGGTTTACCATGGATTAAATATCATGATCACGGTTTTCAAGGTCCAGGTGGTTGGTATATCGAAAAATCTTTGACTTCAATTGGTCAAGAAGATCCAGTTGGAAAATTTAATAGCGAATTATGGGAATCTGGTATCGAAGCAAATAAAGAACAAGCTAGAAAACAGAAACGCAGATTACATTATGTGTCTAATATTTATGTTGTTAAAGATTCAAAACATCCAGAAAACGAAGGAAAGGTGTTTAAATACACCTATGGTAAAAAAATCTTTGAAAAGATTACTCAAGCCATGAATCCTCAGTTTGAAGACGATAAACCTATTGATCCATTTGATTTATGGGAAGGCGCAAATTTTAAATTAAAAATTCGTAAAGTAGATGGCTATCAAAATTATGATTTAGCAGAATGGGATAGCCCATCAGCTTTATTGGATGATGATGATAAATTGGAAAAAATCTGGAAAAGCGAGTATTCTTTAAAAGAGATCTTAGATCCCAAAAATTTTAAAGATTATGCAACTCTAGAAACTCGACTAAAACGAGTTTTAGGTCAAAGTCAGCAAACCAAATATAAAACTGCTGAAGATTATACAGCAAAATCTTTGGATGAAGTTGAAGATGAGCAATTTATCAAATCTGCCGTTGTAGAAAAGAAAACTACATCATCGTTTGCTACATCAGCAGTAATTGATGATGAAGAAGATGATGATATGAGTTACTTCTCAAAATTAATTTCTGATGAATAGATAAAAAAGGGAGCTTTACAGCTCCCTACTTTCTAAGTGGTTCTAACATTCCCGTATTGTAATGTTAATAATACGGGATCATCATTTCTAACATTCATCATCTTACTACCATATCCAGCTTGGTTAGGAGAATTGATAGATTGTGCCGCACTTGTTTTTTGTTGTCCTGCTGATTGTTGCGATACATATTGTTTTAAATTTTCAAAATCGTTAGGTTTTTCTGTAATAGCAGTTGGTGCATTTAATGCAGCTGTTTTTAACGGTTCTTGAGGTTTTTGTTCTGTATCAATTGTTGATGTATTTTCTTGCGCTAATATAGGTTTGGCTGTTTCATTAGGATGTTCTGCAGCATATTTTGATTTAGCTAAAACGCTTTGTTGTTCGCTACTATATCTTTCTTCTTGATCAACACCATTTTCTTTTGCGTATGCTCCCCTCTCTTTATAATATGCTTTAATTTGATCTTCAGCTGACATATTCTCGAAACCAGGAGTTTTCTTTGCTGTTCGTTCTAAAATTGTGTTTATTCCGCCATGTTGTACCGAACCAGACCAAATAGCATCTTTGACACCGGAATCTTCCATTTTAAACCCAAGTTCTTTTGCTTTTGATGCAGCTGGGTCATAATGCGTTTTTTGGATAAAATTATGTTCGTCTTCAGATGTTAATCTGCCAGAATTTACCATCTCCTGCCATTTATCAACAAATGCTCCAGATTTACCTCCAGTATTAGCTGGTCCAGCAGATCTTAATTCTGATGCAACATCACCTTTTCCTGTGTCCTCTAGGTGCTTTAAAAATGAATTCATTGTTCCGGTATTTGACGCTATTTGATAGCTACCATAACTGGTTCCTCCGGCTTTATCGTATCCAATAGCATTCGCGCCTTTAGAACCAGATTCATATCGTTTAGTAGAAGATCCTAATGTTTGATCGCTCGGCGAAGGTTCAATAGTTCTTTTTGGTGCTCTGGTACTTTTTGGTGCGCCAGAAGGACTTTTCATAGAACCTGGTTCAAAAAATGATGTTACTTTATCCCATAAACTTTCAGGTTTTCTCATGGATGGATTAGAATCTTCATCATGTGGACCTACTTTGGGTTCTTCTTGTATCATTGCATTTTGTTTTCGTTTTTCGTAATCTGGAGTTGCAGATACGCCAAGTTTTTTCTGTATAAGTTTTCTTATTTTTTCATTATCACTATCATTAAATTCTCCAGTTTTTAACAATATTTTTAACTCGTCTATTGACAATTTGTTGATTTCTTCCCATTTTAAAATTTTTGATTTTTCGAATAATCTATGTTCTATTATTCCAGTTTGTTCTAGTCTTTGTATTAACTCAAATCCACCTTTACCGAAACTATTGGTGTATGCATGCGTTGCTCCTACTGCTCCTGCAGTTACAGCTAATCCTGTTAAAACTTCTGGAGCAAATGCTAAGGCGGCTGCTCTTGTTGCTATTCGCGCTGCTCCGCTAGCAACAGTACGAATAACTCCTTTTTTAGCTCCTCTTGCTAGTACTGCTCCTGTAGCCATATCTTTTACAGTTTCGCCTACTCCATGATCATCTTTATGTTCATCATGTTTCAAATCGTGGTGGTCTAAGCTACCTGCGGCAACTCTAGCGTGTTGTTCTGGGTGTTCATTGATACGTGCTTTTACGTTAGCATTAAATAAATCAGATTGCGTTTGACCTGCTCTAGTATTTCTAGCGATAAATGCTATATCATCAGCAATTCTTGATGTTGCGTTATTTGTTGCAGATAAAACTTGATATATCCTAGATAATAACGAGCCGACATTTTTATCACCAAAACCGTTCCCAGCAGGCATCATTCCGGAACCTGCGGTTGAAGATCCATATGCTTGATCCGTTAAATTATCCTGATACAAAAAATCATTTGTTCCAGTAATATTAGGTGAGGTAGAACCCATTACTCCAACAGCGGGTTGTTGTACTCCAGAATTACCTATTCCATGATGTTCATCTATTTGTTCGGCATGTTTACTATAATCTAAAATTGATCCGCCAATAGTAGAGTTATTAAATAATGCTTTTGTAAATTTTCCGGCTCGCGTGGCAACTTTACCCAAAAAGGTTCCGGATTGTTTTCCAATAGTTTTAGAAGAATCAATTGCGCGTTCTTGTTTTACAGCTGCTTGTTTTGCGCGACGCAATTTTGCAGCTGCTCCTCTAGCGCCAATATTTTTCGCTTTTGTCGTTCTACTAGAAACTTTTCCATTAAATGGCGTTTTCTTTTGGGTAATCTTTTTTTGTTGTTCTAATTGCTTTTTTATTTGTATAGCTGCACCAAGAATCGTTGGATTATTGAAAAATGCTGAACCCATTTTTATAGCTGACATACTTTTTTTCAAAAATGGAGATCTAGATTTACTTGTCGATTGTTCCGGTTGCAGTTTTTCTTGCGACGATTTTCGAGTATCGCGGATATTTTTTAAGACATCCGCAGTAAAATCTGTTTTATATCTTGATTTTTGAGATTCAGGTTTGGATTCTAATTCCGATTCAAGATTATTTGTGGATCTAGAATCTTTTCCTATTTGTTCTAATTGTTTTAGCCTTGATAGCGAATCTTGTAATTCGCTATCATCTACATCATCCCCTAAATCATCAAGATTAAATTGATCAGCCATTTAGTTACCTATTTTGTTGTTTTTGTCTATCTTCTTTTTCTTTTAAATATTGTATTAAAAGAGTCAAATAAATTTCCCTTTCCCAGGGGATCATACTTTCAAGTTCCCATAAACTATAATTATGATATTGCATTAATGCAAAATTATTTTTATAGTAACTTGCTAAGTTATCATTACCAAGAATTAAATAAAAAAATCGAATATATCCTCAACTTTAATATCATGAACCATACCGCATTTTTTACATGTTATTTGTATATTTTTTTGTATTTTAGGTTCATTTAAAAAGAAATCTTCAATTTTTGCGTATTGTTTTGTACTTAATTGACTTAAAAATTCTACAACATGCGATTTCGGTAAATCGGATACTTGATATGAAGAATTTTCGTCAAAGATAAAATCTATATTTTCAACAACAGCTTCAAATAATTGTTCAGGTGTTGGTATTTCTATATTATCTAATTTATCAACTTCAAATTTTTGGTGTTTTAATTTTATACCAATTGTATCTGTTAATTCTATTGTATCAGATAATCCATCCGATACTTCTAAATCTGTTAATAAATTTAATCTGTGTTCCATATAATTACCGCATACTTTATTATCATCAATAATATTTTCGCATCTATATCTAAGATTAACTATCTCGGATTCAGATCTAGCTCGTAGTTGATAAAATATAAATTCAACATCAGTAATTGGTAATTCTTTAGTGTTTATTTTTGATAATACACAATTAGAAACAATTTGAGTTACAGCATTAACTAAAGATTCTTTATCTCCAGCTTCTGTTGCCATCATCAATAATTTATTTTCTTTTACTGTATAAGGTCTAAATGTTATTTCTTGTTTCGAAACTGGCAACTTTACATTATATGTTGGCACATCAATTGTTGGTAATATAGACATAATAATTTCCTAATTTAAGTAGTTGTTACATTAATTTGAGACATAAAATTTGTTCCTGATGGATATGGATCATAATTCCATGTTGTTTGAGTTGAAGGTTCTGATTTTATATTTTGTTTTTTCCCTTTTCTTACAGTATAACTGTATTCTGTATAAGCAAAAGTTATATTTAAAGAGACAGCTTGATTAGCCGCAGACCAAGATAATGGAGTTTGACTTATAGAAATAGGAAACGCATCAAATAAATCACATACAGTTAATTCTTTACCCGTCATATCATAATGAGATATTTTAATATCTCGTACAATATCGCTTTTATATTGTACATTATATGTTGGCATGTTATTACCATCAACTAATTCTTGTCTTCCAGTAGCAGTTGCAATCCAGTTTAAAAATTCATCTCGAACGGAATCGTAATCTTTTCCTCGCGTATAAAAAGATAGAGTAACATCATTATATGCTGACATAATAGGAAATTTTTCTACAACACCATATATTTTTTGCGTAACTGTAGCTACAGATTCCCCTGGTAATTCGGCTGTGTGACATAAATATGATAAACTTTTATTTGGAGTTTTTCCTATTGTCACATCAAAATAGGCTGTTCTTCCAACATCAAACGTACCTAATTCTCGTAATGCTTCTTGATAATTTGTATATGACATCTAAGTTCCTTTAAAGCGTCATGTCTAAAGATTTCATTGATTCAGACCAAACATATTGTTTAGTTTGTTTTTTAAATGTTTCTATCGGCAATACCGCAGCAAAACCCCAATCTTCTGGAGGAATTAATTTAATTACCGATTTAATATTAGATTTTAAGTATCGCTTAAAACACGGTTGAAATAATTGAAATTCTTGAACATTTTTTAAGTTATCGTATCTAATATTTAATCTATCCATTTCCCCAGTATTTTTAACTGCAGTTTTTTGTGTTAAATTACTTAACAATATCATTCTAGATTCTACTGGTAAATAATGTAAATTTAATCCCGTGAATGTATTTTTTTCAATACTTGTTAATAATATTAATGGAAATGTATCGTAATACGGAAGAGTATCTCGAGTTTTTGGGTCGTAATGAAACAAATACATTTTACCTCGTTCAAATGTATCCGTTTTGATGCCAATAGAATTTTGAGTTGAATTCCCAGTTAATTTTTGCTCTTCAGTTTTTAATACATTAGATCCATTTAATTCTTTTATATGGCGTTTAAACCATTGAATTGCATCTAGTGTATTTTGAAGTGTAAATTTAAATTGAAAATTACCGCTTAATAAAGCCATTATAGATTTAAATCCTTTTCTGTTAAAACTTTAAATTCCCAATTTCTATCAAGACAAAATTCTCTAGCAGATTTCCATTTAGCTTGATTAATTGCATAAGTACACACTTCATTAATATATTGTTTTGTAATTCGTTTTTTAATTTTTGGTTCGTTAGCTTGAGCTTCGGGTTTAATTTCTATTAAATATGTTTTTGTTCTACCATCAATACCTTGAATTTTTGCCCATATATCAGGAAAATATCGATGGTATTTATTATCAACAGGTGATTTATATGGAATAACGCATTCTTCTGAAGCCCATTCGATTACTCCTGGATTATCATCCATCCATTTAAACACTCTTAATTCCCAAGAAGATCTATAAAAAATATTATCGATATTTCCTCTATATTTATCTGGGTTTTTTGGTTTATAATATCCTTGTTTATAATTTCTTGCCATAATAAATTTATAAAATATTAGTATAAATAGTATTTAGTTAAAAATATAAAAAAGGTTAATCATGGCAACTGGACCGCTAAGTTCTTTATATGTAGATAAATTTTCTCATGAACAATTAATATACCCTTCTGATTTAGGAACAAGTAGTAGAAAAGGTCACTGGGTTATGTTTTCAATTTCTAATGTAGAAAAATCGTCTTACTATAAACAAGAAACCCCAACACAAACTGCGTCTACGGTTGGTAGTTTAGTAGATACAATAGTAGGCGCAGTTAGCGGATTC